GTGTGCACGCGCGATAAGGTATAGCTATTTGATAGACTGAATAAAGCGATACATGGAGCTTTTAATCTAATATAGCCCAGTGCCTTACTTGATAGGCACTGGGCTAGGTGACACCATGACACTGTTAAAGTGTCCCTTTCTTCTTCATCTGCTTTTTGATTACTCTTTCTTTTGTCTTGCACTGGTCTGCAAAATCTGCGTTTTCATACTTTAGTCGATTTTCTGCGATTGCCGCTGCTTGTCTTTTCTGTTTAATTCTCCATAATCTTTGTGGGTTTTCAGCTTCCATCATCTTTTCGTAATAGCGCGGTATTTGTGCGTGTTTTCCGTTTGTACACTGGATGTAGCCTTGTCTCCAGATTTCTGCTTTGTGCTCTTGGTAATATTTATCTCCCAGACCCGGTTTAAGGCTCATACAAGCGAACGGTTTTTGCTGTCCTACTTCATAATATTCATTTCCTTTCTTTCCGTCTATTTCGTACATTTTTTTGGTTACATACCCTGCAACGTATCTATATGTTTCTGGCACTGCTTGTGCTATCTGTATTTGACCCATGCCCCATAGGTCTGCTAGCCATTTACTGGTATAGTATCCGTTGTGGTGTATCTTGTATAGATTCTCTAGGTCTGTCGGCTGCCATCCGTATAGTATCATGTGGTAATGTGGTCTTGCTGTCTGTTCTCCGTATTCTCCCGCTATAAAATAGCGTAGTTTGCCCCTGTAAGCCTTCCTGAGACGTTTTAAGAATTTTTGAACGTCGGGATACAGTAACGTTTGGACGCTTTCAGGACGCTTCTCGCCCGGCTTCCAGACGTATTGCACCTTTCGCATTATTTCGCCTGTTTTGACTATCATACCCGGTACGTTGTCGTCATCATACGTTAGTGTAATAAACCATACTTCCTCTTTCGGATAGTTTCTAGCTTCAAGCTCTATACGTGTTGTCCAGTCCTCGCGCTGTCTGATTCTGCATCCGATGCATTGCCCGCATGGTATCAACATGACATCTTTTCTGAACATCAAATCTTCATATTTTAGCTGTTTTCCCGCTAACTGAGAATAGCGGGAGAGTGAATACACCCTCCCGCTGATGTCTTTATCGTTCGGGTCGTACAGCCGTATTAATGGCTTGTAACAACTCATTTTAAATAATCACCCGGCTTTCTTTTTTCACCATAGTTTCCGGTTTTGTCTTGTCTCATTTCGGTTTGTCTGTTTCCGTGTGTGCTTCCTTGGATTTTTCCTTTGTTTGCATTGGTCTTTACGCTCTTTTTGATTGCTTTTCCGGTGTCGTTTCCGATTTCGGTTAAGGTTTTCTGTAGTCCGTAAGGTGTCATTTGTGTTGTGCTGAGCATCTGCTGCCAGCTTTGTGCAGCATTAAACCAGTCACTTTGAGACCAACTAGAACTTTCGTATGCGTTTGGCACAAATCCTCCACTTCGACTTACTCCAAGTGCGCTGCTGCTTGCTAACCCCATACTTGCTCCGCTGATTGTTCCCGCGCTTCCTCCCGGTGTGCTCGCACCTCCGTTTGCAAAGGCTAGTATTGGGTTAAGCCCTGCTTTTTTCATGTCCTCTACGGCTCTCTGATATGCCGTGTTTGACATATGTTCTTGCCATTCCCTGTTTGCTATTGCTTCTGCACTGTTGTAGTTCATGGCTATGTTATTTTCGATGTGATTGTATACGCCCTGCATAATTGCTTGTAAGGTGTTGTATCCCATCTGTTTTAACATACTTTGGCTGTTGTATTTGCCCTGCATGGCGCTTTCCTGTCCTTGGTATGCGTATGCCTGTTTAAGCCAGTCATCAACTTGTTGTACGTTTGTGCCTGATTGACTGCCGCTTTCAGAGTGTCCACCGCCTTGCTGTGTGCTTCCTCCGCTGCTTTGGCTGTTGCCTGTTTGCCCCCATCCTCCAAATGCTCCTGCAATTTGTTTTCCAGCATTTGCGAATGTTCCGATCGTGTTTGCAACGTTTCCTGCTACGTTAAGTGCGGTTAAGAGTGTTGATAAGCCTGCCATTTAAAAATAGCCCGGGTTTTGCCCGGGCTTCCTCCTTTCTTACAGTTTGTACAGCCCCGGTACACTGTACAGCGGCATACAGCGTGTAGTTTTGTTTGCTACTCGGATTGCTCCGAAGAACTGCGGCTCATTCTGCTCGATTAGTGTTCTTGCGATTTCGGCTTTTCCTTCTTTCATCCAGCCTAGAGACAGTGTTGGCACTTTGTCGTAGTTGTCAGCATAATGCCAGAAATCCAGCGTTCCCGTTGCGTTGCTTCTCATAAGTCCGCTTACACGGTTTGGTTTCATCCGGTAGTCTGCCCATGCTTCCTGATAGCCAAACGTCTCATCGTCTGTTGATGTTGCGGTCAGCATGATTTCTTTTTTCTTTACCGGCTGTTCGCCCAGATTTGCAAACTGCGGTACATAGTAGTCGAGTCTGTCTCTTCTGCTCCAGAAACGTTCAAGTCCCTGCTGGTAGCTGCGGTTATGACGAATACACAACACACCGATTACAAAGCCGTGCTCTTCGAACGATTTTGTGAAACTGCTTTCATTTACCGGTGTTACTGACACTGCGCCAGTTTCGCCGATGGGTGTATCTGTGTTGCTCTGCTGTCCGCTGGTCTGTATAATCTGGTTCATGTTGACGTGATAGCGTCCACCGCCCAAATATTCGGGAATCTGTGCCGTTTTGTCGCTGATTGTGACATTCCACAGTGCCTGTAACTGTTCGCGGTATCTGCTGCCACCGCGTGCCAGTGCTTCGTAATACTGCTGTACTGCAACTGCTTTTCGCAAGTCGTTGATTGTTGCTGCTGTTACTTTGCTGAGGTCTGCACCTAAATATGCCGTGTCATCTACTTGCGTTGTCGGGTTCGAGCTGCCTGTTACTAATCCGTATCCTCTGTATTCTGAGTTTTGACTGTTACTGATATTTGGTGCAAGCGCGCTTCCGCTATTCGTCTGGTTCAAGTAGATTCCGGTGTGTCCACCTACCGTTCCAAAACTTGTTAGCTGGTAGTCTTTATACATTCCAACCGGTGCGTTACCACCTAACGGCAATGTCACTTCCGGTCCTCTCTGTGGATAAGGCAGACAGCTTGTGAAGTAGTCGTGGAACTTGTTTACTGGTAGGCATCTTCCGCCCGTTATTGCTTTGCTCAGCACCATGTCATTTGATGATGTGTCTCCTTCATCGCTGTATCCATAAAACGTATTATCATCTTTCCATTGCGCCCAGATATCAACGTTTTCGTCCCTGAAATACTCGTTCCAGATTTTCACATATGCTCTTACCGGTAATGCGTTTACGGTGAACGATCCTTTGATTTTTGTTGGTATCCCCATATAGTCGAGAATTGAATTCTCCAAGGGCATTGGTCTGTTTTCTGTCCCTGGAATTCCGATATATGGAACTTGGTATTCTTTTACGGGTTTCCATGGTGTCTGCTCTGCTTCTCCCATAAAAGCTTTGAAGTCTGACCAAAGAATTCTGTTTGGACAGTAGAAATAGTAGAAGTCAATGAATGCATCATCCATAACCGGATATTTAGGAGTGGTCATTCGGATGATAGCGCTTGTGTCGATTTGGAAAGTGTCTCCCGGGAGTACTTCGTCTACGAAGAACGGAATAAGTTTTCCGCTGTCGAACGTTGTTAAAATCGTCTGGTCACGATTAAAACGTGTTCTGTTGGTGTGCATCTGCGGTACATTCAGAAAGTGTCTTTCGTTGTTTCTGTTCACTGTTCTTCCTCCTTTTCTTCGATTTTCGCTTCAGGCTCTGCTTTTGCCATCTCCTGTAGCTTTGCTAGCTCCATGGCTTTTGCTTGTGCCGTTGCCATCATCTGGTGGTATTCGTGGATATTCTGCGGAAATTCCGTGATATCCGTTACAGGTGTTTCCTCTGTGGTTAGTGCGCCTTGTGACAGGCTTTTCAGAAACTGTGGGTCGAAACTTGCTTTTCGCACGATATTTTTGATGTCGCACTCGTCTGCATAGCTTTCAATTTCTGCTTGGATGTCGATGCTTTCGGTTTCCTGCAGATACTCTTCCCCGTTTTTGTCTTTTGCCCAGACGTATTGCTTCCGTTCGTTTTCGCCTGGATTCGAAAAGAAGGGCTTTCGCCCTTCCTCGTATCGTTTATTCATTCGGCTTGCCCTCCCACACCTTCTCTGTGTCGTTCGTGAACGTGCCCACTTCATCTTCAAAGACTGCCAGCTTAAAGCCGGTGTAGTCCTGCGGGCTCTGCCCGATAAAGGTTTTTTCGTCTTTTTCCATCACGTTGCACATTCGCGCAAAGGTTGCATTGTTTTTGCTTTCGCCTACCCATGCGTAGCACTTTGCTACGCTGTCCCAGATTCCGTAGTAGTTGTGTTCCATTGTTTTGCTCCTTTTCTCTTACAGCCGGATGCCTCCGCGCATAGGCTTTTGGCTGAGGTTGATAGTTTTGGTTTTGCGTGCGGTTACGTTGAACATACGGCGGTCTTTTGCGCCGTTCATCTTCTTACGATGCTGGGCCATTGCTGTACTCCCTTCTGATTAGCTCCATTTGAATTGCGTTTGTAAATCTCTTCGTCTGCCAGATTTCATCTAACATTTTCTTTGCCTCGTTGATGTTTGAGATTTTTTTCAGCATTTTGTAGTAGCTGTCCATTTCCTTGTACTTGCGTTTTAAAAGCTCTTCAAGAGCTTCTTTGGTCTGGTCGCGTATGTTCCATGATTTCATCATTGCTGTTCTCCTTTCTTAGCGGTTGTCGTGCAGAGCGTGGTAGATTTCATCCAGCTTTTCGAGAATCTCTCGCATTACTGCAATTGCAAGCTTGATATCCTTTAGGCTTACCAGTGCCATTTTTAAACCCCCTTTCTGTATTTGTTTTTGCGCACATCAAAGTGCACCCAGCCATTGTATACGATAATTCCGCATTCATCCGGCACAATTTCATTTAGTTTGTTTGCAATCGCTTTTGCGCTCATGCCATTGACTCGGATGTCTGCAGCCATACCGCGCATATGGTAGCTGTATTTTGCGCCTCCGCATTTTGCGTTCCACTCTGGCGTTCTGTATCCGCTGGTGATGATGACCGGTTTTCCCAGTTCGTGTCTTAGGATGTCTAGAATGGTGTACAGATGGTCATCAATGAATACAATTGGACTTCCGTCTTTGCAAGCAAATTCTTTTACCTTAAAGTGTCTTGCAAGTTTTTCGTTTCCGTCTGTGTTTATGATGTAACTTGTAATCATTCTGTTTTCTCCTTTCTATCTTATGCTGTTTTGATTATACTATCCCTTTTTGGCTTTGTCAAGCTTTCTTTTTCCTTTGGTTTGAATGGCGCTTTAGCGCCTTGCCGTGCGTAGCGAATGCGGAGCTCGGCTATATCCACTCCTTGCGCGCGTGCGCGTTTTCAACAGTTTTAACAGTTTCAACAGGTTTTCCACAAAATGTTGCATAATGTTTTTCGTCATTTTGACTAACTTTCAACATTTCAACAAGTTTTCAACAAAACTTTCAACATGGTTTTTTCCTTTTTATTTACGTTTTAACGTTAAATTTTAGCACTTATCAACTTTTCCACAATCCCTACTACTACGGCTACAACAAGTTATATAATATACGGCGCTTGTGAGCTTGCGAACTATAGCGCCGAAAAGGCCGCGCGTGCACGCGTGCGCGTTTCGTGCGCGTGTGCA